AAGGGAAGCAAGGCTGGACTGCAAAATGAAGACCTGGGTAAGCTACTTGTGCCTGATTCAACTCTTCTGTCAGATTCAGGTGCTACACTCCACAGATTCCTCGCTTATGTTACCCGCTTTCAGTGGAAGCTCGGTTTAGCGGTAAGGGATTACCGTTATGTTTCCCGGGTGTGCAACATCGATGTAGCACTCTTGACGGCTGATGCAGCTACTGGCGCCGACCTGCTTGACAAGATGATAGATGCCTTCTATGTCAGACCAAGCAAAGACCTGGGCAAGATGGCAAAGACATTTGTCTACTGTAACAAGACGGTAGCCAAGTTTCTGCACAAGCAGGCGATGAACAAGTCCAATGTCAACCTGACACTGGATAATGTCGAGGGGAAGATGGTTACTAACTTCTTGGGAGCACCAGTCCATATCTGCGATGCCATCACATCGATAGAAGCAACAATCGCCTAAAACTAGAGAGGGGGGATTAACCCCCCTCTCGCAAATAATACAGGAGGTAAACAGATGATACTCGACAAAGAACTACTTTTAAGCGATGGGCAGGAAATTACCGCTACGGCAGTCTCCGAGAATACCATAGACTTATCGGCAGCTCTCAGAGATATAGGTGCTGGTGAGCAGCTCTATGTTGTAGTAGTGGTAGATGTGGCTGCTGCTGCTGGTGATGCTGCGAAGGAATTAGTCATCTCGCTTATAACTTCCGCTGCTGAGGAACTCACCTCAGAGACTACTATTCTCTCAACACCAACACTAACAGGTGCCGTTCTAACAAAGGGTAGAGTTCCAATTGTTATTCCTATTCCACCTGGAATTGCGCAGCAATACTTGGGGCTAAACTATGTAACTGATACCTTCGGCACCGCATTTGAGGTAACGGCTTTCATCGCAAAAGATGTCCAGACCAATCTATAAACCAGGTAAGGGAAAAGCATATAGGGGAGGGGAAGAATCTCCTCCCCTAATGACTGAAGGAGGTCAATAATGTACTGGAGAGGTAGAAACAAGTTCAAGACAGTGGAATTTGTGCCTAATACGATAGCCAACTTGATTCAGGCTAAGGAAGTCACATTCACAGAGGTTGCTGGGAGTGGTGTCTACACCGGCTCCGTTTCATTACCTGCTGGGTCAACTATCGTGGATATAATTGTCCATGCGGTTGCCCTGTGGACAGCTGAAACAAGTGCTCTCATGATAGTCGGCGATGTGGCTGACCCCAATGGTTTCTTTGATGCCGTCAACCTGAAGGCGACCGATTTGGCCGCCGGCGAATCCATCAGTTTCAGTCATGCTGGCGGTAAGCATGGTAATGACCTAGAAGTTGCCGATGGACATGTGAAGAGACGCTATCTTGCAACTGCTAGGGTCATCAGTGGCGAAATCACTACGGTTGATGGTGCTGAGGCTGGCGGACTTGGCAGAACCCGAATGACAGTTCTCTGGATAGCTCCATCAACTGAGACTGTGGCAGCCAAGGTATAACATTCACTGCACAAGAGAGTTTAAGGGGGAGCTAACCACTCCCCCTTACTCTAAAGGAGTAAATATGAGAAGTCGCCAAAAGATTGAGAAGGACTATCAAAAGACTGACCTGCTTATATTAGAAGTTTTGCTTGATATTCGGGACTTGCTTATAAAGGGTCTAAAGAAAAAGAGAACAACGAAGGAGGCAAAATATGAGTAGAGGGATACCTGTTCGTATTATTGGGCCAGATGGTAGTGAAGGGGACTATTTTGGTGGTGCAGTTTACGCTAATCAAGACATAGCTACTGTTGATACTGCCAGGAGATTTGAAACCTCTTCAAAGAAACTAAGGGATGCTTATATTACCGTTGCAACCAAAGCCCAGCTATTTGGTGATTCTGTTACTCAACCATATCCTGTCGCTATTGGTGGTGTTATCCATATTAAAAAGATAGATATAAGCACGCTTTATTTCAAGAATTCTGTTGGTGGGGAAGATGGAACTGTAAATATTCTAGCCGTGGAAGAATAAAGTAAAGAAGTAGGAGGAATACTATGCCCTATTCAAAAGAACAGCTAAAACTTTTTGGGATTGCACTTGCGATGAAGCGAGGTGAAACGCCATACAGTTACAGCGCGGCGGCTGCAAAGATAGCCAGAAACACCTCGGAAGCTACTCTTATGAGGATGATAGGTGAAGGGGTTAAGAGGAAGTAGGTGAGCTATGAAGACACTATCAGCAATCAGAACTACTGTCAGGCAGTTCCTGAGAGATGAATTTTCTGAAACAGACTATAAGTGGGAAGATGATGAGCTTGACCTCCATATAGGGGATTGCTTGGCTGAAATATCGGAGCGTGTTCCTTACCAAGTTAAGGAAACGCTGACCACTACGGCAAGCTCAAAGGAGCTGGACATTAGCTCTATAGAGGACTTACTAGAGGTGGACAAGATAGAGTTTCGGACCGGTCAAGACCCGCCGGACTACAGGAATTGCTCTGTCTTTGGCAGTATGCTGACGATGGAGATTGACTTCCTGCCTAGTGCCGGTGAGGATGTTTACCTCTATTGCCACAAGCTCCATCAACTAACTGAGGACTCATCTACTCTTAGCCCGCAGATAGAGAGGCTGTTAGTCTTAGGCGTAACTGCCCGAGCTGCCATAGCTAAGGCTCAGTCGCACATAAACAAGGTGAACATCGGTGGTGGTAGAACGCCCGCGGAGTTGCAGGGATGGGGGGTCAGTCAATTAGCTCTATACAGGGCTGGCCTGAAACGATTAGCTCGAGCGAGAACATATACAGAATATCCAAAATCTTAGGAGGAGGAAAGGCAATGAACGGTTTCTGGCATAAAGTTATTGAGAAAGGTCGCATAGCAGAGTGGGTAATTACGGTAGGTGGCGTGACACTTTGCATACTAGGCGGCACACTCGGCTTCTTGGACGCACTCAACATAGTAGAAATATTCCTGGCAATGGTGGTGGCTGTCTTTGGAGTCGAGGCAATGTCCAAATAATAAAGGAGGAACACAATGATTCAAGTGAGAGAATACGCAAACTGGCAGATGAAGGCTAGACTCTTCAAGTATAAAGAGGACATTACACCCTTTGCCAAACTAGGTAGGGAGGCATTATTCCACAAGCTCTTCAAGCCTTACGAGGTTATAGAGCAGGAAGGGAACTGTCTGCTAAACACCGGTATTGACGAGATATGGGACTTAGTTACTGGGGCACAAGTTCAGACCAACCGTGAATTCAGCGAAGCCAATGCTCAGATTGGTGTTGGTAACTCCAACACGGCTGCTGACCCCACTGATACTGACCTGATAGGTGCCAGCAAGTGCTATAAGGCTATGGAGGGTGGCTACCCTACCTCAACTACCCAGAAGGCAACCTTTAAGTCCAGCTTTGGCAGTGCTGATGCTAACTATGCCTGGGAAGAGTGGGTAGTCAAATCAGTTAGTGGCACACCAACCAATATCTGTCTGAACCGAAAAGTCGAGAGCTTGGGTACAAAAAGCACCGGCACTTGGACGCTGGAAGTCGACATAACTTTAAGCTAGACGGAGTAGGGAAAGGGTGGCTGAAGGAAAGTCACCCTCTCTGCTTGCAAAGGAAGTTGAATGGCTATAGATATTGGTTCAGGGGCAGTTGACAGAGAAGCGGGTTGGGTTAGTGGTTACACTATTATTCTTAAAAGCAATCCAGCCAATGCCAGCGGCGTGATTACCAGCATTGAAATCTTTGCAAACTTACACTTATATGGTTGTATTGTTGGGACATTCTATACTACGAATGGCTCTACACTCAAGTGCCGAGATAGCGAAGTTATAGGCCAAGTGTCTTCTGGCTATAAGGAAACCAAATCCGTATCGCTTGCAGTTGAGGCTGGAGACTACATCGGGATGTATTACTCCGACGGCGTTATGGAACGAGCTACAGAGTTCCATAACGGTCTGTGGTATAAAACTGGAGAATACATTGACCCCAATGACGAAGCAACTTACGAATTTCTTGCTGGAGACACAATAAGTCTCTGTGGCATAGGAGTAGCATTAGTAGAGAAAACTAGTTCTGACAGTGGCTCTGGGATAGATGCCAAAAAAGCGGGAGAACCCAGATATTCACTGGCAGTTAGGGCGGATGCAGGCAGTGGAGTAGATGGGCATAAGGCTGTAGCACCTCAAAGTGCTGGCGAGTCTGGTTCTGGTGTAGATGCCTTGACTTCCCTGCTTGGAATACTAGCTCGGTCTGATACTGGTCTCGGCACAGATGCCAAGCTAAGTTTAGCAGTTGCTCTGATTAAGGCAGATACTGGCTCAGGTATTGAGGCGATACTCGGCAGGGCTATAGCTTTGGCTGATTTAGGCTCAGGCTTAGATACAACCCTGAAGGACAAGACAAGCAGTGATGGTGGCACCGGCACTGATACAATTCTAGCTCTGCTTGACAGGATATTTACAGAATATGGCTACGGTCTTGATGCTTCTAAGTTTGGAGACCGTCCACTGCTGGCAGCCGACACTGGCTTAGGCGTTGAGAGTAGCCTACTGCGGGAACTAGGAGAGCCTAAGTATTCAGCTGATGTTGGGGAAGGTGTAGATGCTTCAACCTTGGCAAGTTTATTTACTCGGGCTGATAGTGGTGTGGCTACAGAGGCTCTTACATTACTGGCTGCTGTGTTGGCAGGGGATAATGGTCAGGGTGTAGATGCACTGGTTGAAGTCACTGCTACCGTCAAAGATATTATCACTTCCGATGCTGGGCAAGGTGTGGATAAGGTTTTAAGTTATCTGAGGAAGCTGGAGGATAGTGGTCAAGGTGAAGAGAACCTACATCTTGTTGGCTATGTGGGTAGGCGAATGAGGATGAGGGTTTATCAGCGAGAGGCTTTTCAAATGAAGGCTTACACGAGTGAGACAGGTAAATAAAACTAAGGAGGTGAATTATGGCGAACATATCAGATTATCAGGAGGAGGCATGGCTTCAGGAAATCAAGGACTTGCCGCCTTATTGTGGCATAGTCACCGATGTGGCGATAGATGATGACCTAGAAGCAGGGACACTTACCAATGAAATCACCGGCTACACCGGGGACAGGAAGGCGATAACCTTCGGCACCATAGCCCAGGTCGGCGGCAAGGCGACCATGAAGAACTCGGCGGCCATTGACTTTGAGAGTATGCCAGCACCCGACACCAAGAAGGTGAAGTATGCCATCGTCTGCGACGCCGCCACCGCTGGGCAAATTCGCTACTGGTGTCCATTGACGGCAGAAAAGTCGTGGAACGAGGGCGATACCTTCAGGATTCCCATTGACGGGCTAGTGATAGATTTGGCTTAGGGGTGAAATATGCCCATTGAACTGATAAAGAAAGAGGAGCTAAATGGCATTTCCTGTTGTAGCAGCAGTTAATGGTGGATATGAGGCAGAAGCCTCTACTGAGCATACGGTAAATCTCCCTGCTGATATTGGAGCAGGGGATTTGCTATTGGTGTTCTTTGGCTCTGATGGTGTTCCAACCATAACGTTTCCTGAGGGGTGGACAGAGCTATTTCAGGAAAGCAACGGTAATGTTACGCTGGGGGCTTGGTATCGGGTAGCAGATGGCGAAGAAGGTGCTACCATTACTGTTACGACATCAGTTAGTGAAATGGCTTCCCATAACTCATACCGCATTACTGGATATTCGGGAACCCCCGAAATAAGCTTGAGAGGCACAGGAAGCTCAACAATTCCTAACCCACGAAGTCTAACCCCAACTTGGGGAGCAAAAGACACCTTATGGTTTGCTGTTGAAGGTAATGACTCTAACCCAACTGTGACCGATTATCCTGCTGATTATACGGATGGTCGCAATGATGTCTATGATGGCTTTGGGGGATGTGGTGTTGGCTCTGCTAGAAGGGAACTTAATGCAGAGAGTGAAGACCCAGGTGTTTTTACTATATCTGGCTCTGAAGAGTGGGTTACTGTTACTATAGCAATCAGACCTTATGAAGTTTTTGAAACCCTAAGACCAAATGCTAATGGTGCAAATACTAACCTCTATAATAAAGATGGTAGCCAGATAAATAACTACTCCTATGTTGATGAAGTAATCCCAGATGATGATACCACCTATGTTAAATCGGGGGTAGGCACGGCATTTGATACTTATGGTTTGCCCAATTCTGGCGTTGGTGCAGGAACAATTAATTCTGTAACGGTATATGCCAGAGCCAAGGTCATACCAGTGGGTGGCGATGGCATGAGGATTTGTTGCTATACGCACAGCAACACATATTACGGGTCAGCAGTAGAGGGGAATAGTGATTATATCAATTATTCTAAACAATGGACAGAGAACCCGAACACTGAATTAGCTTGGACTTGGGAAGAAATTGATGCCCTAGAAGCAGGAATAGAACTGACCAAGGGTGAGGGCTATACACCATATTGCACTCAGGTTTGGGTTGAGGTTGATTATTCGGTAGGACCAGAAGTTGTAGAAGGCTCTGCTGCTGGCTCAGGGATAGGATTAGCCAGCTCGTCAGCCAAACTAGATGTTCTGGCTCAGGTTCTCGGCAACGGAATAGGGTTATCCCAATCATCCTCCTATCTCATAATCTCAGGACTTGCAAGCGGTGAGGGCATAGGTCTGGCTTCTGCCACCGGCCAAATCGTTGGTATTATCGTTGAGGGCACTGGTGCAGGTTCAGGAATCGGAACTGCTACAGTTCAAGGTATCCTAGATATATTAGCTGAAGCTGGTGGAAGCGGAGAAGGACTAGGTATAGTTATAATTGAAATACCCATTTTCTCCAGTGAAAGTGGACTTGGCATAGAGCGAGCTTCTCGGGCAGGCTGGCTAATGAAACCAGCGGTTTATACGAAGGAGGCTTTTGAACAGAAAACATATACTGGCGAGTGAGGTGAAGTTTAAAGGAGTTGATGTTGATTATTAAGCAAAGCCTCAAGCTCCTGAATACGCTTTGCCTTAGCAGCAAAAATACGCCTATGTTTTTTGTCCGGTAAACCTACTAAATTCTTAGGTCGGTTATCATCTGTAATGCCATTTAAGTGGTGAACTTGCCAGCCTTTGGGCAATGGTTTGCCGTGTGTTTCTTCCCAGACGACAATGTGTTCAAAGACATAGCCCTTGGAGTCAGCTCTAGGATGCTCTGGTTTAAGGAGCTTAATATATCCTCCTTGGGTTGTTCTATAAAAGCCACCTTTCCAATGAGGATTTCGCTGTTTTTTAGTGGAGCAATCCCTACAAAGTTTTGCATCTCTAGACATTGGCTTACCGCAATCAGGACAAGGGATGCGATGTGCTTCGTGCCAGCGTCTTTGATATTCGGGGTGTGCTTCCTTCCATGCTTTAAAATATTCCGCTTTATTGCTGAAAGTAAGAGGACTTCTCGGGTTGGTTCTGTGTAACTCTTTTAACTGACATTCGGGGCATCTAGTAGATTTCTTATGAACCAATTTGCCACAGTCTATACAAGGATGCTTATGTCTTTCACGATATTGCTTGTTATATTCTTTTCTGCCCATATCTTTATAATAGCATACTCGCAATTAAAAAACAAGGAGTGAAACTATGGGTACTACAAATGTCTTCCAGCGTGGAGAGACGGTTCCAATCTGGGCTGAGACTCGCTCTGCTGCTGGTGAACTTTTCAATCCGACACCCGCAGGCATCAAGGTTACTCTTAAAGACCCAGATGGTGCAATTGCCAAAGATGCTGATGGAGTAGATATAGAAGACACAGCTATGACACAGACCTCAGTAGGCAAATTCGTCTTCTACTACAATTCTGATGCAGTCACAACTCTGGCTTCTACTATCACAGCTACAGCTACCTCAATCACTGTAGCGACCGGTGAGGGTGCCTTACTACCGACATCTGATTTCTTTATTCTGATTGACAAAGAAATACTAAAATGCTCTAGCAGAACTGATGATGTCCTGACTGTAACAAGACACCAAAAGGGAACAACTCCTAACACTCATAGTTCTGGGGCTAAGGTGTGGCGCACTAGGGGATGGTGGCATTACTTCTGCAAGGCAGTTGACGGGACTGGTGCTGAGGCGAAGGAAGTAATTGAACATGGTTCCTTCAAACTAAATTAGAGGATATTATGAGAGACCTTTCAGAAACTTTATTAGCGACACAACAGGCGGAATCTATAGACACCCTGATTAAAATTGTCCTCACTCATGGGGCAAGTTCTTATACCTATACTCGGGACCGCATCTTGGACATAAACCACCCTGAAGAGCCATATAGTCAAAGAGCCGAACTGGTGCTGGACAATAGCGATAAGGCTCTTAAAGATATTGACCTTAAAGGCTTTAAGGGGGTTATCAGCTATGGTGCGATTAGCAGTGCCGGTGAGGAGTATTCTGCTACCGCGCCTCTTTGGGTAATAGCTCAAAGGCTAAATTCCGTTTGGCCTAGTGGTAAGCTGGACTGTGTTCTGTCCTTGGTTGGCATCCCTAATCTTATGTCTGAGGATAAAGCCAGCGAGAGCTATATGCCCGATGAGGATGACACCAAGACAGTTAAAACACTGATTAACCAGATACTCGGGGCAACTTTAGCTTGTTATTCTCACTGCATTGCCTATGAAGTGGTCTGGGAAGATGGTTATGATAGCCTAGCTGATACATACAAACCAAAGGATTCATTCCGCATCTATGTGGGCGGTTCAAGATTAGCCTCATTTAGAAGGCTATTAGACTATACGGGGAATGTGGCTCGGGTTGAGGCTGACGGTAAATGGCATATCTTTAAGCCGACAACCACAGGTAGTGTTTATAATTACGAATACAGCCTTGAGAGCGGGCACACCTTTTTTAGCAAGGCGTATAGAAAGACGCTGGTAATTCCCAATAGGATTGTAGTTAAGTCTCAGCCTGATGACGACCCTCAGTATTCGGGGTCAGCCCAAATTGATGGTTATGATGATTTACCAGAGGCAGTAAAGAAAACTGACTATAAGCAGATGAGGCTAGGGGTTGACCAAGCTGATGACATAGCTGCTGCTATCCTGTCTAAACACCAACTGTGGTCTGAGATGGGAGCTGCCGATGTTCCGATGAATGTCGGTGCCGAGATATTTGACTATGTGAAGGTTACTGATGAAAGAGAAGAGGATTACCGAATTGGCAATCTAGGCCACCTGACACGCCACTACAATGCCAAGAGAGCTGAGTGGCGGATGACTTTCAGCTTCGGCAACTGGATGACTGTCAGGAAGGCATTGGCGAATTTAGACCCTTCGGGTAGCATCGGCACGGATGAGCTTGAGGAATACTTTACCCGGTTGATGGTCAAAGACCTCTATGTTGAGAATATCCTGGCTGAGAATATGAACTTTGTCTGGATTGACCCTGATAACACCATTGACCTGTCTAAGATAGGGGATAATCTGGACAACCTGCCTGATGGTGAGGTCTATGCCAGGGTAAAGACCCTTCACCTTGACGCTGGGCAGGTCAAGCTGGATGAGAATATCCTTTACAAAGCTGGTTACGACCCGTCAACAAAGTGGACTGGTAGCGACCTTGATGATTTACCGGATGGGGCTGTTTACCAACGAGCTAAAAGTGCAGCTCTAACGGCTGATGGGCTAGTCATCCTTGACCAAGTAATCGTAGGAACATACGGGCTAGTCAAGAGTACTGACATAACAGCAGGACATATTAAACTCTGGACATGCGAGGGTGACCTTGACGACCTTGACGAGGGAAGTATCTATGGCAAAGTCAGGAAGACTGACATTTCGGCTGGACATATTAAGCTCACCGTAGACCAAGACCTTGAAGAGCAGGGCATAGAAATCGTCTCCAGCTCTAACACATACAGAATAGAAATTAAGTCCTCATACATAGCGGGCTACCGGGGTAGCACAAAAACCTTCTATCTGAAAGCCTCTGATGGTAGAGCCTATTGTGGTGGTGGGAAGGTTATTCTGGATGAAGATGGTGTTACTATTAAAGGGGCAAAGCTAACTCTAAAGAACTCGGCAGGTGGATATGCAGGTGAGATTTATGTTGACTCTTCTGGGTTTTTACGCCTAGACCCTTGGATAACCACGAAAACTAAGCATATCTATCCTATTTCTACGGGTACTTATGATATTGGCCACAGTTCATACAAGTTCCGAGATGCTCATTTCAGTGGGTTCGTTGATGGGGAAAGATTCACTCCAACAACTTCGGGTGGCTTCATCTTCAAAACAACGGCTGTAGCAATAGAGGGCAGCATCAAGATAGTGGGTGGAGGTTCGGGGGACATCAAAGTCTATTCCAATGGAGCGTGGAGAGTAAACACATGAGGATTATCAAGCTGGAGAATATACGACTAAATGGTGAGCTGGTGACAGAGTATGTCTGCGAGGGATGCAGGGAACTGGTTGGCAAGGATGATAAGGTCTGCTGGCAGTGCGGGGAGAATTTAGGGCAGTCGGAGTTGGTAGAACATTACCACAGGGGAGAAAGGCTGACTGACGAAGAATACCAGCGAAGAAAACCTCAGTAACCACCCCTATATTCTCCCTCAGTGATTAAATGGAGGTTCCCATCTGTCCAGCGTATATCTGGGTCCGAGAACCACTTCCAAGAACCATCGGCACAATGCTGAAGGCAACCAGCCTTGCCGAAGCTGATAACTGGCTGTCCTTGGAAGGTATCAAACGAAATCAACAAGGCGACTAATAACATCACGAGGATGGCTAGAATAAAGATTAAACTTTTCTTGGGCATATACCAAGCATACCACATCTTCCGTAATTTGTTAAGGGGGTAAATATGAACCTAAAGCAGAAATTAGAGGAAGCAAAAGCGAAGCGGAAAGAGATTGTAGAACAGGTAAATGCAATCGCGGAAGAGATGGAACGTCTCAGAGAGCAAAGACAAGCTTTGCTTCAAGAGGCTCTGAGATATGATGGCGAGGTAAGGACACTAGAAGCTCTGGTCAAGGAAGAGAAGGCAGAGAAATGAACTGGTATAACTCTTATCGGTGGTGGTGGAGCAAGTTCGGCGGCAGACCTTTTACCTATGTTCTGCGGGATACTTGGCATAAGTTTGAGGGTCTCTGGATTATCGGGCTTATTGCCGTTGGTGCTTTACTAGGGCATTGGCTCTGGGAGTTAATCTTCTGGTTTCTTCTGGTCTTTGCTCTAGGCTACATCGCCGGGCACTTGTTTTGGGGTAAAGAGTATATTCCAGACCAGGGTAAAAAAAAAGACATGACCGGGGAATGACACCCTTTTATAACTCTTGGGAAATGTATTTAGAAGACTGGAGAGAGGAGGATAGCCGATGATAGACCTGTTACAAATCGTTGCTAGCATAGGCGGAGTTGGCGCGGTCTTTGGTATCGTGGTGTTCTTGCTTTACAGAATTGACAGAAAGAATAGTGAGGCTCGACATTTGGAGGCATGGAGAGCAAGCGAGGAAAGGTTAAAGACTATCATTGAGCAAGACCAGGAAAGTAGACGGGAGAATACCAAAGCTTTGACAGAACTGACCACTCTGCTAATAAGGATAAACGGGAAGAGTAAATAGCATGGAGACTGATAAAATGGCCTGCCCCAAAGACGGAACAACTTATGTTAAAATAGGCGACCGGCGTGTGTGTCCTAAATGCGGGCATGTAGCAGGTTATAGGCAGATAAATATCGCCGAGGTCTTACGAGAGAACGAGGAGCTAAAGCTGTGCCTTAGATACTTTATGCGAGATGACAAAAGAACTGACCTGGTAAACTGGGCAGCCAAGTTCTTAAAGGAGTCGGCTGAGAAGCCATAGAATCGCATTTTAGCCCACTAGAACTCATTCTGAGTGTTATCCCCTTCCCTTTCAAAGGGAAGGGGACTTTCTTCATTTGAGGTATAAGTTATCTACTGGGGAAAACTGCCGGTGGCTAATAACTGCGTCTTCGCTGTTGATTGTGGCTGCATATCGTATCGTCATATATAGGGTGCTATGTCCTAGCAAGGATTTCACCTGCTCTAGCCCAGCTCCATTTCGCAAACTCTGAGTAGCAGAAGTATGCCTGAAGGTGTGGGGTGAACAGCGAACACCGGTAACTTCCGCCCTCTTCCCCAGTTTGCGAATCATTATCTCAATTCCCCAGTGGGTAAGTGGTCTCCGCTCCTCAGTTACCCACAAGCAAGGTAGCCCATCGTTCCTCATCAAGAGATACCGCAACATAGCCTTCTGTGTCTTTTTACCTATTCTCACCACCCGCTCTTTTGCCCCTTTGCCCATTACCTTGATTATCTCATGGTCAAAGTCCACATCTTTTATTTCTATATTGACTAGCTCTGTTAGTCTCAAGCCGGTGTCCAGAAAAGTGAGGATAATAGCCTTATTCCTGGCTCCTAAGAATTTGCTATCATCGCACAGCAGCAGTAAATCCCGTATGTGGTTCAGGTTAAAAGGCTGGATAATTTTATCGGGTGGTTTGCGGACACGAATTGAGGACATTGGGCTTTGTTTCAATGTCCCCTCTTCCACCATCCAGTTGAAGAAGCGCTTTATCGCCCGGTAGTTATTATGCACAGACCTGCGCTGACAAGTATCCTGGAGCTTGAGAAGGAATAACCTGATGTGGTGTGATGTAATGTGCTTTGGAGCAGTTACCCCGATGCCGGAGCAAAACCTGACAAAGACCCGTAACTTCTGGTCATAACTCTGGATAGTGAATGGCGAAAGCTCCTCCACCTTGCAGGATAACAAGAAGACTTTAAGCTGTCCGTTAAGAGTTCTTTGGTCTACGCCAGATAGCAAGCCTATCTGAGTTTTGTTGATAGTTCTTTGGTCTAAAACCATACATTTTCGGCTGCCCAACCGTTTTTAGCTTCAAAGTGGCAGCGGAGGGATTTGAACCCACGACCAAAGGCTTATGAGTTATTGAGCCTAAAACCGAGCCAAAACGGTCAGGAGACAGCCTTGCCTCCTTCCCTTTTATTCATTTGCCCATAAGCCTTTGTTTCTTATTTTGGCGTATTGTTCTAACTGTACGAGGACTTGACTATACCGCTCATCAGGATTGAAAATAAATGATACTGCATATCCTTGAGCAACTAACTCTGCGTTTACAAATGTTCCATCCACATAAACATAGCGTAGAAGACGGTCATAGGCATCTTTATCTCGCTCTCCTTGCTCTAATTCAACTACTTTGCCTTCTACAAGTTCTTTATTTCTAGCTGTAGCTTCCAGAAAGTAATATTCTCCTGTTTCAGGCGTATCAATACCTAAATACCGGACACGCTCTCCATTAGCAAGCTCTACCGTATCTCCATCTATCACTTGCACTATTAGGGCTGTCTCCATCTCTGAGACATTGTTGATACCTTGCCAAGCATATCCGCCCAAGAAACCTATGCCAAGGCCCACGAGTAAAACGGCGAGTATAGGCCACCTATGCCTTACATTCTTCAATTTGTTCTGGAGTGGTAACTTCAATTTGGGGACTCCCCTTGTAATCCTCAATTAACCCTGTAACGGCAATGGTTTTGCCTAAATAATAATCCTCTGGAGGTTCAGAGAACTTATTACGATTGTCAATCCAGATAACTACGGTAAATCGACTTGGGTCAGGGTAAGGTTTACCAATATTTAGGAAAGTAGGTTTGCCACTACTACCACTGGCCCAGTGAGTATCAACGACTGGCCCATATACAGTAATTCTATCCCCGATGTGGTTTTTAGCCTCATCCCAAGAAATCCCTTCGCATGGTGGCAATAGTGGAGGAGCGGGTGTGGGAGTAGGGGTTACACTAGGTGTTGGCGTTGGAGTTAATGTTGGTGTAGCACAAGCCCCAAGCAAAACTACACTGATAACTAGAATTGATAATAATAACTGCCTTCTCACTTCAACCTCCTTATCACCTCAATTTCAGGCTATACTCTCTCCCAAAGGGTAGTATTTGGTTATTTTCTCAATCATTCTGGCTGTTTGCTGACACTCACGAAAGTTAATCATGCCCTCCCTAGTCTCTAGCCAAGTCTCATTATTTACTTGTTTGAGTTGTCCAATTTGAAGTATTCCGTTCACAAGGCAAGCCACAATATCGCCGTTGAATAGGCGTGCATTTCTATCTAAAATAAGTATATCGCCTTCCTTAACTCCAAGGTATTCTAAAGATGAACCTTGCATCAGATAAGCCTGAAGTTGATTCCTGCGGGACCTATCCATCACCCTATAGACCACCTCAAGAGGCTTGGAGTCTGGCTCTACTGGATAAACGGTGTGAACCGGGATTGCAACTGGCTGGATTAGCCTAGCCAGCTCCAATACATCTTCTAATGTCTGTTGTGGAGCAGGAACCTCTTTCCCCTTAATTATTTCACTCAGCTTAGTTGTTGTCAGAGTTAAGCCTTTGGCTAGACGCTCAAAAGTCTCTTGCTTGGGGCTACGATATTGCCCAGCTTCAATCCGAGATATATGAGAGGGTAGTAAGCCGGATTTGGCAGCAAGTTCGGCTTGTGTCATGTCCCTCTCTTCACGGAGTCTCCTTATAATATAACCCCAATTCTCGCTGATTGTCATGCTACACCATATAGTCCTTTAGTACTATGTGCGTTCTATTGTAACACAAATGTTACAGATGTCAATAGAATAGAGTTCTATTCAACAAAAATATTTTTGAAAAATGTTACAAAGGGCTTGACAAACTGCAATATCTATGTTACAGTAGTAATGATATGAAAAATGATACTGCTATCAAAATCATCAAGGGACTCCAGGAGGGTGAGGCGTTAAACGATGGCTTGTTTGCCCAGAAAATAGGCATACACCGAGTCCACTGGAATAGAATTAAGAATGGTAAGCCATTCGGGGAGAAATTCTTGACGGGCGTCATCAAGGCTTACCCAAGCGTAAGGCACATTTTTTTACCCAATGACATTACAAACGGTAAGGAGGGAATGACGGGCATCACCACAATCCCCTCTCAGAACGCACAGAAACGATTTCTAGCCGTTTTTTCTGAGAGGTTAAAGGGATTGGTCTTAGGGGTTAAGAGGTTATTTCCCCAGTCCAAAGCTAAATCAGATATAAATCCTAAAAGGTCAAGACGCTCTGTAATGAAAAATTAGGGGGGAGAAATGACTGGACAATGTGAGATTAACGGTTGCCAACAACCAGCTAAGTATGCACTCTATAAAACCTTTCCTAACGGCAAGAAGAGATGGCTTCATGTCTGCAAAGGGCATGAAGGAGAAATAGGCTCAGAGAATTTCAGGCGTGCTGGTGGACATAGCACCAAATCAAAATCTAGAGGCTGAGAAATGATACAGAGAGTCTTTAAGGGTGATAAGTGGACTAGGCTTTTAGGCTCTCGTATTCCTATTGGTGAAGTGGTAAAGGTAATCCGATTCTACCCGAGACGCCGAGTGTTAGTGGAATACGAAGGTGAATTGATTGGCACAATGCTTTGGTGTTTAGCCAAAGTAGAAGGAGCTAAACAGTGAAAAGGAAAACTAAAGTCAAGCCACCACTATATGACTGCACACAGTGTCATGAGTTTATTCGGATTAATGGTAGGGCTGCCTGCACCGATACTCGCAGGAGCACACAAACCTACTGGTTTCTGAAAAACCTCAAGGCCTGCTTCGAACATTTCTGGAGAATAAATCAAGGAAGGAGTTGTAACAATTAAACCTGTGAGTTTCAGAGGGGGCAGGTTCTCACAAGCAGGTCATTTACTCTCGGCCACCGGCAGCCCGAGAGGTTTCATTCCTGAACTCCGACCTGCCCTCAACAGGGGGAATTGAGATGAGAATAATCAGAGAATCACGTTTACACAAAATGCTCAAGGAAGCATACGAAAAGGGTCTCAATATTGGCTATGGCATTGGTTATCGCGCCAGGAAGATAGACGAACGGAATCAAGGCGCTGTCATCCCTGGCTATGATATGGATAAGGACCTTGAAGAAATATTAAAACGGAAACGGTGGAACTAGGAAGGAGTGATATGCCTAATTGCTATATATGTAATAAAGGAACGCCAGTAACACAGTTTTACCTTTTGAGGATATACCAGAATCAAGGAGATAGTATCTGGTATTACGCCTGTGGCATTGATTGTCTCAAAGCCTTAGTGCGTGACAAAACATCGGGTTGGGATAATTTCTTGCTCAGAGAATACATGACCAGTTGTGGACGGGCATGGACTTTTCAGAGTAGAGGGCAACTACAAGGCTTTGTTGACCGATTAAAATAATGTTCTGAAGGGAAACGGTGAAGAGAGGCAATAATGGGAAGATTTTGGGGTAATCATCCAGGGACAAGGCAAGTAAGAGGGCGCCGGAAGGTGAAGCCGGCTAGTCAAGAGGAGCGGTTGGAATCAATGGAGAGGGAGCTGGCTACTAGAGAGCGGATTTACGGGGTTGACCACTGGATGACCCAGATGCAACGGGACATTATCGCCAAGGAGATAACGAGGTGAAACCTAGATTATTGGACTTATTCTGCGGTGCTGGTGGTTCTAGTATGGGCTACCACCGTGCTGGCTTTGAGGTTGAAGGTGTAGATAATAAACCTCAGCCACATTACCCGTTCAAGTTGTACCAGGCTGATGCCCTTGAGTTCCCCCTTGAGGGATATGATGCTTACCATGCTAGTCCACCTTGCCAAGCATATAGTGAAATAACGCCACCAATAGCAAAGGCGAAACATCCCAAAATGATTAAGCTAGTCCATAATATCTTTGTTAAAACTGGTAAGCCATACGCAATAGAAAATGTCGAGGGAGCTAGGTGGCATTTAATAAACCCGATTATGCTCTGCGGTTCTATG